CGCTTGGGTTATTTTGGCGCAATAAACTACGCGGCGAGCAACTCGCGCGGCGCGTTCGCAATCTTGTTGTAGACGATTGTGGAACGATGCTGAACGTCGCTATGATTAGCATGGGCGCCGGTAGGCTTAAGCGCGTGCGTGGCGCTGTTAAATAGCCACCACAAATTACGCCCGTTTGCCGTGTGTTCCTCTACGCTGCAATCGTCCCAATCGTCCACGGCGCGACCCATCTGCGACGCGCTGAATCCGCCACTGCGGTATATGTCGAGCAATACTTTGTCGCCGGTTTCACGGCTGATTTGCTTCGCGTTGAACGAGTCAAAATCAATCGTTAGTTTGCGCCCGGCATCGCCCAAACCGACAACGGCATCGGCGACCATGTCCGGAATCCGATAAGCAATATTAGTCGTCTGCTTGCTGTTCCAATTTCCCAAGTCGCCGTGAAAGCACAAATTGCTGCAAACCATCACCTGACTTCCAATTGCGAGTCCGCGTGATATCGACTGATCATGCGCGCCGCGCAACGCCACCAATAGATTCCATTTTGGGCGGTGTAATGCCGGGACGCCAAGCGTCGGCGCGTCTGGCACAACGGGACGCGACACATTTAACAAACCGAACATGCGTTGTTCGTCCTTAGTAATCGCGTAGTCTTCTTGCTCAATCGTAAAACCGGCGCGCTCGATTGCGTCGACGGCATCCGTCGCGAATGCATAGAACGGGTACGGCGCGTGACGCTTTCCCATTGGCGCGGGTGTTTGCAAGTTTGCGAGGTAGTCGCGCTCGACTTTGATATCTGTTGCGCTGTTATATAAGAGAGTAGACATTTTTGACTCCGTTTTAGGTAATGCGTTGGGGTTATCCCGCCGCTATATGGGATAATATAGGAAGCGCCTTTATTGTGCAACCATATAATTAAGCAACGGCGCGACGGCGAGAATCCATCAAACCATGGTCGGCGATAACGACACCACGCGCGGCAATCGTCGCGCCTTGGCAGAGTCCGCAGGTGTCGCATTGCGTACGTTGTCCACCTTCTTTTGACGCGGGACATATGGACTCGTTCGCCAGTGTTGGCGCGTCATGTTTACGGACTCGAAATGCTCGCCAACCCTTCGCCGTCGCCGTCGCAACGTCGGACTCGCTATCAGCACTCGCCATGCATAAACCCTTGAGTCCGACTCCGATTCGCCGTCGCCATTGGTGTGTGTATCCCGTCCGATTCTTGACGCGCCGCGTTGCTATTTTCCATACGCGCGACGGAATAGCGGCAGGGTCGCCATAGCTCCCAATGCGAAAGGCTGGGCCTTCGAATAAGGCGGGCAATAGCGCGGCGTCAAAATCGACGCCGGGCACTGCGTAGCGTCCGCGCCGGTACGCGTTCCAAACGGAAAGCGGCGCTTGATAGACGCGCACGTAGCAACGCGTCCCGCCTTTATATATAGGGCGAAGCGGGCAATCCCCGCATACGCTGGAATCGTCACCGGTTTTTAAGGCTTTATGTGGGGCGATATCGCGGCGCATGATAAAGGTTTGGACCATTGCGGCGGTTTTGGCGTTGCTACTGGCCTCAGTAATCCGGCAAGCAATCGCGACGATGGGCGCGCCGTCAATTCGCGACGGGCCGTCGAATAGCACAACGCCGGAATAATCGCCGCGTTTTAGAGCGCGGCGCAAAGTGCCTATTGTTTTAATCATGGTTTGACTCCTGTTATGGGACTTTACCCATACACTATCGCACACGATGGAGTCAAACGCAAAACGCCACCAGGATTAACCGGCGGCGCTTCACGGACCAAGGCGCGAATCTAGATGTAAGGCATCCAGAAACTTTCGCGATCATCCGGCGGCAATCCCTGTACCATGGCATCTGCCATTTTACAGGTCGCCTCGTTCCGGGCGTCATAGTTACCGTTCTCATAATCACGCGCCCACTCACCGACAAGGGCAAAAACCAGCGAGCCGAGATTCTGTTTTTCCGTTCGGTGCAAGCGCGATACGGCCCCTAGTATCTCGTTTATGTCGCGATACCGCGCTTGGTTTCCCGCACTTGATAACGCGGTGGCGACTTGCGCCGCAAGTTCAAATTTCTGTTGGACGTTCATTGATCACGCCTCCTCCACCATACCGGAAAAGTGTTTCACGATAGTGTCCGCGTCGGCGTGGCGTTCGGCCTCTGCCAGCGCCTCGGGGGCAGATAACACGATGATATCAGACGATCCAACGTATCCATCGCCATTAGAAAAAGCAAACCGGGACATCGCACCACCGCGACCGGAAACGAAATATCCGCCGCGCCGAGTCACATATAGACCGCTATCCTCGAACCCGAAGTCGGTCGTAGATAGACCGTTACCGGTACAGCAAATACAGGTAGCGGTGTTGGTATCGTAAATTCTGCCATTCTTAATGCGTCTCATGGTGTTCTATCCTCTCTACTTGATGCAGCGCCTCGATTTTAGCGCGCTCGATTTCGATGGCACAAAGATTCAGGCTCTCCACAATTTCGACGCATTGCCAGCATTTTTCCTCATCAGGCGCGGTGATCGCCAGCCGAAGGGCAAGGACCGCCGCCTCAAAATCCGTTCTAGGTACGTCCATCATTCTGACTCCTGCTGTTTGTTAAGGAATCACACAGTATGGGAGTAGTCCCAGTCAGTCAAGCAAAAAAAGACCCGCACGATGGCGGGCCAGTTTCATGCGGAGTCAACGCACGTTACAAGGACATCTGCACTCGACACGATGGCGCCGATTGCCACGACCGCCCCGCCGTGCAGGCAGGCGGTCATTGCGGCGCGGCCTAGGTCGAGATTCTGTCCCTGACGGTAGGCTTGGATTGCCCGGCGCCCATGTTCGGCGGTCGGCCCGTCCACGATAAATAACTTGCCCTTGCCGTCCCTTGCCATGCCCGAGAAATCGGAAATGGCATAGACAGAACCGGCAGCGGTTGCCAGTCCGTGCATTTTGGGTTTACGAGCGCCCTTGCGCAGCCAAAATATCATGGTCTTCATGGCGTTCTTTCCTCGGTTAGTTAGGAATTGAATAGGACTATACCCATAACACAGTATAAAATATGGAGTCAAACGCAAAACGCCGCCGAAATTAATCGGCGACGCTTCACGGACCAAGGCGCGAGTTAGATGTTCGGCATCCAAAGGTCGGCGCGTTTGTGCTCGGTCAGGTCCACGGGTAGCGAGTGAATTAGCCGAAATGCCATTTTGCACGTCGCCTCGTTTCGCGCATCGTAATTGCTGCTCTCATAGTCTCGCGACCATTCGCCGATTAACGCGAACACCAGATTGCCAAGGTTCTGCTTTTCGGTTCTGTGCAAACGAGACACTGCCTCTAGAATCTCGTTAATGTCTCGATTCCCAGCACTTGATAACGCATCCGCGACCGACGCCGCCTGTTGCAATTTCTCGGTGCTAACATTCATCGATTTGACTCCTTGCTATAGGAATTAACCCATAACATAGCATAATCCAGCAAGTCAAACAAAAAAATGCCCCACGATTGGTGGGGCCAGTTGAACCAGGGAGTCAACCTGGGATCAGTTTTGGCGGCGCTCGAACCATTCTGCAAGGCGCTGGAAAAAGTCGGTCAGCCAATCCTCAAGCCAGCCCATCACGCGGCGTCCAACGTTTCCAAACCAGGGATTAAATCGCCACAGTTTGCGCATTCCTGGTCGTATTTCTGTATAAAAATCACTTTTATGTGGATAAGTCGAAAACCGCCGTTCCAGCCCTTATAATCAGTGCCTTCGCCTTCACGATGGCAATGGTCCGAACAGTAGGGAAGAATGTCCACGACATCGCCTTGTTCATCTTCGATATAGTGCATATGCATCACGCTGACTCCTGTGTTGTGGGACTTTACTTATACTTTCCTACAACGGACAGGTCAACTGGAAAAATTCGTCCCAGTCATACGGCTCCTTAAAAACTTGTAGAGCCTCCACGGCTGAAGCACCATCCATACGAAGGCTAACAGCATCGGAGCCGCGAAAAACACGAATATCCAAGCTGCTATCCCTAACAACAATAAAACAAGGGCCATGGGAATGCCTACTAAGCCACGCCACTTGATGGGGCGAGAGGTCGACCTTACGAGAAAATTGCTTAACGGCTTTAAGCTCAATGAAGCCGAATTCGCCACGCTCGCCAAGTAACAAGACATCGGGTAGCCCTGGGAGGCTCCACGACTCCAGCCTTGTTGTCTCAATTCGCCGCTCCGTCCTCGTCAATCCGTCGCTGATGATCTTCCACAACCCCGCCTCCCGATTCTTCAGGGCTTCCCTCGGCATCTTGTTCGTGGATTTCCGTTGGCGTGATGTCGATAATCGGTTCATAGCTGCTTCGAAGTCGGTCAAGCTCCTCCTCCACTTGTTGGCGGCTCATCGAGTCAATGGAGCCTGTCCTGATCTCTGATTTACTAACATACAGACCTTCGGCTAATCCGCGATTCTTCTCGGCCATCACAGCCGCACTATAGGCTTTATCCTCCAAAGCGGCATCGCGGATCTTTTGCATGTCCCTAATGTGTCGCTTATACGTGACGCCAAATTTTTCGTCTAGCTCGTCTCTATATCTCTGGATCTCCGCCACAACGTGAGGACAGATGTTATTGTTGGTGAGTTCATACGCACGAGTGTGCGCACTGGCCGGAGGGTAGCCCGCCCGAATCGCCGATTCTCTTAGCGTCTGGAGACCGTCATTAGAAACCAACTCCTTGACGAACAACTCCTGCCTTCGGGTCAACTTACGATGAGGGCCGCGTGTAACGACCTTCTTTGCCGTCCCACCAGTGTCTGGTCCCGGCCTGTTGCTATTGGGCATTTACACCCTCCAAAAGGTCTTTTATCGTTTAGTTTCAACGCTGTCCCGGCGGTGTCCCACCACTTGACATTAAGAACGTCCCGTAAATGAGGCGTATGGGATCATTTACCCGACAATACCAGTGAACCGAAGCTCCGATCAACTATAAATCACGGGGAAACCGTCCCATAAGCAATATATTGTGCATCCTGGGATGGGACACTTCGAGAGGGCAAAAATCTATATATATAAGGCACTTATACATACTGTCCCACCTGTCCCACCAATCCCGTCTCTGGATTCTGACTTTTATTTTTTTTGAATTCATAGAATTCATACTATAGGCGGGACACGTGGGACACCTGCTTTTGGAAGAGGTCGCGGGCCGTGGTCCGTGGTTAGGTGTTATTCATTCTTGGCAGTCTGGACAGACACTTTCTGGGCTGCTAGAGCAGGTTCTTCCTTTGCCATGATTTCAACGGCTCGTTCCAAGGCTTTCCAGTGACTGAGGCGACCCTGCCCGATCCAGTACAGGGTGTTCTTAAACTCCAAGGTCCATTCGCCGCGTGACTTGTAGAGATAACCGCCCCCATGGGAAGTCCTGTCCCTGTACTCGCAGATCAAACGGGCCTTGTAATGGAGGACTTCTACAAGGAAGCCCACGCCCTCGCGGAGTCGGCGGCTGAAGATATGTCGGGCGCGGCCCAGACCGTCGTCCTGTTCAGGGTGGCCCTCGAGCGGGGGTCCGCAGAGATCGGCATGATGCCGACCATCCATCTTCTGTCGAAGCTGTTGACGACGACCTTCGGAATCATGGCCGGCGACGATGACGTTTCGTTCGATAATGTTCTCGACGGCTTCGACGTGGAAGACGAAACGCCGCATTGAGGGGTCTACTACCCCTGACCGCGCCGCCTCTTTCGCGAACCACGGAACGCCGACCTCGGCCCTGGGGACTTCTGGTGATTGAACGGGCGCGGTCGTCCGCGGCGCCTGGTTCTGGTAGGAACGTCGTAAATGGCGACGGCTTTTTTCATGATGCTCCCTCCCGCATGTCCCTGATCAATTCGTTCGCGGCATCCTGGCCTCTTACTGCCCGTCTCAGCTTTCTTGTGCCGCGTGCCAGGAGTTGATGTACTCGGGTCGGCGTCACCCCTATGCTCGGGCTTTCCCTACATTTCGCACAGTTGCATTCATCGCCGTGGGGCATCTTGGCCGCAATCTCCTTCGTAGACATGCCTTCAAAGAAATGCTCCCGTATGGCTTTGGCTTCGCGTTTCCCCAAGGAGTCGATGGCATCTGCCAGAATATTTTGGGCGTCCTTTGCAATAAGCAGCATCTCCGGGGAAGCGTTCGAGATGGCCGAAATTTGATCGAGGTCCATCTCCAGTTCCGCCTTGTTCTTCTTCAAAGGCTGTTCGAGGTGTTGCGGAGGGAAAAGATTCTCGGGAAAACATTTAAGGACCACCGCTATTTCCTCAACGCCGGTGGCCCACTCTCCCGATTTCTTGACCGGTGCTATCTTCAGGTTCATGAAGTCACCAACACGCGATGAACTAACGCCACTGGCCCTGCTGAGTTCTGCATTGGAGTAGTAGCCCTTCGCGAGCATCTGCTTCCGCATGTAGCCGTTTCGGATGCGGAGTTCCACGATGTAGTCGGAGGTCATGATGCTTCGGCCTTGAGTTCATCAACACGCCACTTGAGGACGTGGATTGCAGTGTGGATGCTGCCCGTACCATGGGGCTGGAGTTTCGATTCCAGAATGTGAATTTCCCGCTCAAGTGCGGCACGGTGTTCCTGGTCCACGGTCATTTGCGCTTCTCCTCCATGAAGGCATGATCCCGAGAATCAATGCGGTGGTCAACGGGCGCCAAGTACCAGTCGTACTTGTTGTTGGACTCGCCGCAACGGGCGCAGACTAAGGTTGACCATTTGAAGTTGTAAACGTGGGTGATGCCTTTGCAGTCCGGCTCGGGGCAGAGAATACGCTTGCCGGCCTTGCCCGGATGACAGTAGCGCGGGACACGCTCCAGCACGGGCGCTTTGGGTTTCTTCCGTTTCTTTAACCATCCAAACATCAGTTCTTTCCTCTATCGTAGTTTGCGCGGATCGATGCCGCGTGTTGCATCCAGAGATCCCGGATGTCAGGGTCGTGCGCCCTGGCCGCTGCCTCGAGGCACCGGTCAATGCGCCAGAAGCATAGTTCCAGGTCGTCCAGTTGTCGCTCTGATGTCATGCACTTGTCCCCCCCACCCTTCGGCCTTCTTCATTCTCGATACCGGTGTACCAGTCTCCGATTTCCTTCATGTCGATGTATCCCGTGTGATCCTCGTCGTCGGCTACCGAATGCGATTTGACATCCAGCGTCGACAAGTCCTGATGATGCCATCCCGGCACCGTGATGTTGATGCTGTAACCATTCCAGATGAACTTGCGGTGGCCTCTGAAGTGCGTCCTTACATAAGTCTCGCCACCTGTCTGGAGGTCTCTCTTGTGGGCGCGGACAATATGGAAGATGGGTTTGCGCTGCCCGCTCGGTGTCTTATAGACCTCCCTGTCCTTGAAGAAGTAAGGCGTTCGAAGGATCGAGATAGAAAACACGGCAACCAAGCCGTCCTTGGTCACATGGACCTTGGTCATTTCTTCGTGCTGCCGAGAGAAGGCATTCACCGCCGTGATGAAACTGCTAATGAGGAGGACTTCGACCTCCATGCCACGTTCCTTCGCCCAATCCTTGAAAAACGGATGGATACTCCATTTCCGGTTTGGCACATTGAAGGTTCGGTCTTTCGATCCCCAGCTGCTTCTTCGCTTGGATCGCACGCGGACGGGTACGTTCGTCAGCGTCTTTAGGCATTTGATGTCGCCGTCTTCTGAGACGTGCAGGGCATACTCGCCCACCATGGCGGTTTTGTTCTTGTTCTCCCAGAAAAAAGCCATGGTGTAGATGTCGCCACCGCCCTGCACCCGTTGGATCTCCTGCGGCGCTCTCTTCTTGTCGTATTTCTGGAAGTAGAGGAGGCTGGGAAATATTTTATCGTCGTCATCGTTTGCTCTGTAGCGATAGCCTGTATAAAACGCCGCGAAGGACGGGCGGTGCGTTTTCCACCATCCGCGCATGTGACGATATTCCTCGAAATCCCAAGCGTTGTCGAACTCCCACATATCGGCCATGACGAAGGCACCGACCTTCTTGTAGAGGTCGTATGCATCGCGGTCGTGTTTCTTCATTCGCTTCAAAACTCTGAACTGGTCGTCCAGATAATCGAGGATGTTGGCCTTGAAGCTGTAGAGATCTGGTTCTCTCTCGGGCTTGGGGGCTGCGAGCGCCTTGGTCGGCTGCTCTTTTCCGATCCAGAGCAATAGCAGCAGATAAAACCGTTTTATTTGCGCGACCATTTATTCCTCCACAAATCGGTCAGGGGCGGGTTCGTCGCTCATCGGCGTTCTCCTTTCTAAACTCCACACATGCCTTCGCATTCGTTTTGCATGAGTTCGTTGAATAGTTCGCCCTGCCCCCGTTCCTCGGCAGTGCTGAAATCAACCTCTCTCAACGGGATACGCTTGGCATGCAAAAACCTGGCACCCCGAAAGCGTCCTTCACGCTCCCGTAGCTGGTCGTCAATTGCACACGCTTCCTCGAACTCCTCGGGGGCGCTGTCCCTGATATGCCGCCATTCATGGTCGCTGTGAAACGGACAGCCAATGCATGCGCTCTTGGCCAATGGACGTTCCGGGTAGTTCTTCTCGAACCACCCGAGACAATCACGCCGCGTCAAATCATTCTCCAGCAGCGGCCAGCGGTTCGTGACCCATGAGTCCGGGTTCTCCTTCACACGCATGATCTCGTCACGCGAAATGCCAATCCACATCTCGACCATCAGCCCTTTCGGAGTGCGCTGACCGGGCTTGAGGCCAGCCATCTCCCGAACCTTCTTGCGGATGGGCTTCAGTTTGTATTCGCTCGTACACTGGCGTCGGGCCATGACGGACGATTGAACGCCGGCGCCCAAACTGATCACGCGCAGCGAAGCATTCTCTACGGGTTTGAACATTTCCATATTGCATTCCCTATTTGTTCCGCGATCTGCGGGACGATGGAGTTTCCCAAGGCACGGAGTCGAAGTACTCGGGCGGGTATCCCATCAGCCACGCGACCCACCGGGGGTTCAATGTCCCACCAAGCCTGTGGCACTTGGCCGCGGACGCCTGACCACGGCCCTTGGCCGCCCCCACATCCGGAGTCGGAAACATCTGCGTCGTCTGCTCCAGACCCTTCTGAACCAAGCGACCCGTTTTCTTGTCGTAGAACCGCTGGTTGAGATGGGTCGGCGGTCTGCCGTAACGGTCCACTACCTCGATGTTCTTCCACCCCGGTTCCTGTGAACTCGGCGTCGGCCAGAACTGCTCCACCGCGTAATCCAGCCTGTCGTCCCTGATCTTGCCGTCCTTCCTCACCACCGTCGGGCCGCTGCCCTTGTGGTCGCTGACCGTGGGGGTGGGCCATAAACCCGAAACCCAGTTGCCCCGCCCCGCCGTTGTAACGCCGAGCGGATCGAGGGCCTCGACGCGAAGCCCGAAACGATGAAGGTCGTCTCGGCTGTATGTGCCGAGGTCGATCAGTTCTTCCTCGAAAAGCAGGTCGGGAACGGCGAACTCGAAAGGCAGGCGAAACATCTCCTCCAGGAGTCCCCGCTTCGAGAATTCGATCAAGACAGAGCTGTCGCTTACAAGAACTCGCACCATTCATTACCCCGCGGGTCCCGACATGATCAGCTCAATCTCACTCACCGAAAGACCGAGCAACTCGACAGCCTTAGATTCCGAGATCATATCTTCCGCGAGCGCCCTAAAACAAAGGCGCTGGAACCGCTTGGTCGGTTCATCGCGTTCAAGCGGGGAGGGTTCCTCTTTTCTCCAAGTGCGCCCGATACCTTTGAAAACAGAACGGAGGGTGGCCTCCTTGATGATTCCCAAGTCGCGCAGACGGACGACGAGCATCGCTGCGCTGACCCCAAACATTTGCTTGATCTCGATGAGTTCAGCGTATCCGAAGGCGTGGCGTCTCTGGCCGACCTCATCGAACAGTTCTTCCTTGGGCGCTAGAAAGGCACCGGCAAAACGATGGCACGCCTTCTCCTCCTTCACCCCGGCAGGGATTTTCAGGAGCATGTGCCCCAGTTCGTGGGCGAGAGTAAAACGCTGGCGCTCGATCGACTTATTGGTGGTACAGACAACGACAGGAACCTCCTCCCCATTGGGGCGGGGTACGTCGCAAGTCAGTCCATCAACCGACAGTGGGAAATCCAATTTGAGGACTTTTATTCCCTGCTCCTCCAGCAGTTCGGTCATATCTGGAATGGGATTTCCTCCGAGATTCCAGGCGGCGCGAACAGCCTCCGCTGCTTGCTCTGCGTCCTCTATGGCGCGAATACGGTATGGCGCACCCTCAGGCTCCTCCCATTGCGCGCTGGCAATACCAAGCAGTTCCTCGATCTGCAGGTAGCGGTCAACATGGTCGAGCACGGCCCCTTCCACCATGGCGCGCTCACGGGCCTTGGTCGAAGCAAGCTTTCTGAACTCCACGCCCTCCAGCGAAACGTCGGATGGGCTCAAGAGGTAGCCCATCATGACACCGAGGGCCTTCGACAAAGCGATGGAAACGGTCGAGCTCGGCATCATTTCCCCACGCTCATATTTCCCGATCGCCTGGGCGGAAACGGCGCCTTCGATCCGGGCAGCCAAACCGCGAAGTGACAAACCTTCGCGCTTTCTGGCGAGTTTGAGTCGTTCACTGAACATGGCTTTCTCCCTTCGGTTTACATATTAGAAATTTTTGGTCATTTTGTAAACCACTCATTTATGCGGGCCGCCCGGATACGCAAGCATTGTTGCTGGCGCGCGGACTTACGCTCCCTCTTGAGTCCATGAGGAGTCCATGACAGTTGTTGATGTTGAGACGCAGAATCAAAAAACCCGTAACCTATTGAGGTTACGGGCTTAATAGGCAAGTAGGTGACGCTGTGCCG